ATAATAACTAAAGTGCTTGTAAAAGTATCTACTCTACCTTCTGCCTGATAGGTAGTTTCTCCAGAACTTATTAAGAAACTTCCAGGTAATGGTTCTGCGTTTACTGAACTTGATGTTAACTTAAATGTGCTAAGTCCTGTTCTAAACCTTAAAGGTGGTGGTGGAGTTGCTAATGGATCTCTAAAGAAGAATGAACCATGAAGATCTCCAAAGGTATCTGCAATTAATCTTACATTTGATACAGTTGCCTGTGCACCACTACTTTGACCTAATAAAGTAACCCCACTTGTTGGAATATATCCAAAGAATCTACCTTGTGCCTCATCTGCTAATGAAAGAACATCAATATTTAAAACAGTGGATGATGCAGAGTAAGTGCTACCTAAACTAGTTGAAGTATCATATGGATTTGCATTAAATGTTTCTGTTGGTGAATTTATATCTCCTTCCTTATGATCAGGTTGTGCAATCCTGAATATTGCTACTTGATTACCACTAGAATCAACTGCTTGTACAGTTTCACCCTTTGTAAATATTCCGTTGATCATGGATATTTCAAGAAGTTTCGGAACAAGGTCTATACCACTAGTGCTGTCAAAGAATGGATAATGTCTAGCAACTGGTCTTAAAGAACTTGCTGTGAAAGCAACGTTTCTAGAACGGATGTGTGTATCAGGACGAGTGCTTGTTCTTATTGATTCAATAAATGATCCATTAAAACCACCAGTTCTTCTTACAGATCCACCAGAAATTTGAATACTTCTAACCCAATTGTCAGCAAAAGGTTTTAGTTCAATTGACCCACTAAAGTCAATCATGTTGAATGGATTTACATTTTCTACTCTGGATGCCAGTGGTTGATTTAACCACTCAACTTCTTCATAATTCAAAGTAATTATGTCACCAGTTTTCTTAACATTACTATCTAACAATTCAAGATCCTGAGAGAAATCTGCAGTATCAACATTTGTTGATAAACTTAATGCTAATTCTGGTTTTATTGACCAAAAATCTTGAGGAACAAGTAATTGTTTGTCATCAGCATTTACATTTACCTTACAGTCAGGATCATTTAAATCTAAAAGATTTGTATCTTTGAAATCATCTACAAAGAAACCTGTTTTAAATCTGGATAGACCATCAATATCTTGAACTTGTAAAGTTTTTGTATCTAATTCTAATAAACTAAGTGAAGTTACTTCTTCTAGTGTTTCAATTCTATCTTCTAGTCTTCCAATGTCTCTCATGGTATATCTAACGTTATCAACGACAGATATTATTGCATCATCAGGATCATAAAGATAAGCAGGTAATTCAATAGTTGCTATCTCCATACCGTTGTCAATTGTTGGAGGTGCAACAGGGTTTGTTGATGAAGTTCCTTTTATGACTGCTAAATTACCGAGCACATCTAATACAAGTTTATCTGTTCTTGGAAGATAGAAATTATATCCGATTATTGAACTTTCATTTGGAGTAACAATAAATGATGGATTTATTATATTTCCAAAAGTTCTATTTTGGAATGCAAATGGTGATTCTGCACCACTATAAGTGGAAACTCTTGGTCTGAAATCAATGGTGTCAGTTGCTCTTAATTCATTAGATAATATTGGAATATCATTTGAGAATCTTTCTTCATCATAAGACGCAACAGTGTAAAAATCACCATTATCATTTGAAGGAACTTCATACTTATCAAAAACTACTAAAACCTTTCTTGTTGGAGGTGGAAAATTAATTCTTCTGACAAGTCGTGAGTAATCATAAAATTGTTCTCTTTGCCCTTTATCGAGTTTAAAACGATTTGTTATATTTAAATTTGTTCCAACTGTAATTAATTGTAGAGTTGTAGATATATTTGATTCATCAAAATTACAAACTTCACCAATAGTGAATTTAGTAGGTGTTAAATAAGCAATCTCTACAACAGTTGATGAAATTAAACCTGTAATTTGTGCTACAGCATCACTACTTGCACCAACTATTTTTTCACCTAAAATTGCACTTGTATTTAAATTTAATCCATCTGGAAAAGTTAATCTATCAAGTATGGGTGAATTAGAATCTATTGACTCGAAAACACCAACAATTTTTGCTACATCTGGAATATTAAGAGAAATTTCTTTATCTTCAACCCTAAGTCCATAACCAGATGCTTTCTCCATACCAGTAAGGGATGTGTTAATTCCTACTGCAGTTTTAAGAACTTCTAATTTTTGACTTCTAATATAATTTTTTTGCTTACTCTTTAATGCTTGTTTCTTCAACGTTGTTGATACAACTACATTTGTTTGACTAGTTCTTAATCCATTTATAGTCACAGATTGACCATCTGCACCTAACACAAATTGATCTTGTGTTAAAGGTTCAATTGTTCCATCACTATAATGAACAGAATATCTTTCTTCATCAAAACTATCATAAAAAGCACTTGAAATGCCACTTGCAGCAAGATCAAATGTTAACACACCAGAACCATCTGTTGATTCACCTGTGATATTTTTACCAACAACAAGATTTGCAGATGATAAATTTATATCTGATACATTTTTATTACCTAATTCTGCATATAAACCTTTATTTTCATTTAAATTAATGTTAGGTACACCAAATGAAAAAGTAGTGGTTTGCAAAGTAGTTGGTAATGCACCATTACATATACCTGTGACACTATTTACAGCAGCTAAAGTTATTTTTAATCCAGTTGAATCTACTTCTATTATTCTGTTAAATCTTTCTGTTGCTTCATCTGGTAATTGATATCTTATTATAGTATCTGTTTTTATACCAGCAAAACTCTTACCTGCAACTGTGGCAATACCAGTTACACCAATGTTTAATTCATCAGTTATACTGAAACCAGTTGGTATTCTCCTTTGTAAAACTGTATCAGCAACAAAATCAGCAACGTAACCACTAAGTGAAGATGCATCCTGATAAACTGATTTTATATCTTGTATTCCAAAAGTTCTAACAGTTGTGATAGATCTTGATATTTCAGGATTTTCATTTATGATAATTTGCTCACCAGCAATGAATGTGCCAGTGACTTGAGTTAATTTATGTGCATTACTTGAACCACCAGCTGCAATACTATAACCAGTAGCACCACTACTTACACCTCTCACATAAGATGCGTCAGGTAATTCTGTGTTACTTAATGCCTTATTAATACCTAAACGAGTAAATGTTTGAATATCAAATAAGTGTAAATCCCACTCAGTTGAATCACCAGTATATGATGCGTCAGAAACAGCAAAAGAATAACATCTTGCTTGACCTACTAACTCACCTGTCCCAGCAGTGTTTGAACCTGTTCTTTGATTATATAATTCAACAAATTTAGTATCATCATTTATATTTGGTGCAGGTGCTCCAAATACATTATTAACTCTTAATATTGTTCCCATTTGATATGGAACTAATGAAGAACTAACTGTTTGTTTATCTCTTGGTTTATCTACATCAATTATTGATGTGCCACTTAAATCTATATCATATCCTTTTACATATGCTTTGCCAGGTGAAACCTTTACGCACATTAAATCATCTGTTGGTGTATTTTGTTGATCAGTTACTTCATTTGACCTAAAAATTCCTTCATTAGATATACCATCATTTAATGAATTTGCGACTTGAACATCAAATTTTTGAACAGTGTAATGTCCTGATTCATCAAAAGTTCTCTCAGCAAAATAATCTTTTATAAGATTATATTGTGATTTACTTATTATTTTTTTAATTTCTCCCTCATCTAATCTTATCAGTTCAATAAAATTAGTATCATTAAAATCTGTTAAACTTTTTTTAGCTAAAGTGGTTGTAATTTTTAATCTATCTGCACCTGGAGCAGCAAAGTTAGAGAATCCCCTAGCATTATCATATAAAGAGTCTTCATCCTTCGCAGTTACTAGTTGTTCATCAATATTAAGACCAACCCTATATGATGGTGAGTTTGAATAAGGGTCTAATACGATTTTATCAGTTGATACATCTACAAATGTTCCTCTAATAAAATATGTACCTGAAGATATCCCAACTGCAGAACCAATAGCAGATGCATTAGTGTCTACTAATGTTAATACTGTTTCACCCTCATTTATAGCTGTATTTCCATAAATGAATGACTCTTGAACTATTAATCTCTCTCCATCATCAAGTTCAGATATTTCATTATTAGAACCTGATTCCAAATACTTAACGTAAATTGTAAAATCATTACCCTCAACACTAGTTCCTGCTAGTTGAAAACTATCTATGGTTAAAGTTATACCTGATGTTTCCCCCTTTAATCTTAATCCTATTAATTGATCTAAGTATAATGTTACTGGAATACCTAAATGTTGATCTTTAATTCTTACAGAATAATATTGTGAATCATAATTTATATTACCAGGTATAACCATAGACCCATCTTTAAAGATGTGACTACCAAAAGATTCAATTTGATTTTGTAAAGAAGATTGTAGAGTGGTTAATTCTCTTGCTTGAACAGGAAATCCTGGTTTAAACAGGACTCTGTAAAACTTATCTTCCTTATTAAAATCATCATAATAAGGACTTATATTTAAATTCGTTTTTTGTGGCATTTTTTAGAATTCCAAGATGATTTTAATGTCTTCTTTTTGTCTAGAGTTTCTAGTAACTAGGGGTCTATTATCTAAGTAGATTATTTCACCTGACCCTTTATTTATCTCAGGAGATGCAAGACCATTTGTAAAGTTAACTCCTAAAGAAATGACTTTGTTTCCTGTAGGATTTGTACTTATACCAGTAAAATTTTGATCTACGGTAGCAGTAAATCCACTTGTTGGTGCAATTATACTTTCTGCAGAGGATTCAAAGTCTAAAACTTTTGCCTCTGTGGTTACACCAACATAATCTGTTTGATCAGACGTTGTTTGATTAAAGTATAATGATCTATCATTATAATATTTAATAACATTAGTATCAGTGTCATATGAAACTATGTAACCTTCAGCAGTTCCACCAGTAACTGACTGTTGAATTTTTTCACCAATAGTCGGAGTTCCTGTAGGTGATACAACTTTAATTGCATTGACTGATGAGAAATCATTAGCAGTGAATGTTGCAGTTGAACCAATTGAGGTTGGATTTTTAATAATACTTATTTGTGCAAATTTTGTATCAGTTGGAAAATCTTTTGTTGAATCATCAAATCTTGCATAAATTAAAAGTTTATCAGTTCCTAGTTCCTTATATAAGTCAAATCCATGTCCTCTAGAAGGGGGAATAATTGGTATAAGTTTTGCAAAGTTACCTACTGACACTCCAGAATTACCAAGAGGACCTAAGTCAACCATACCATAAGTATATCCTTGCCCACCTGAAGATACGTTTGTTTTTGTTATCTTTCCATTACTATCAGTGTCAATAACAACTTTAGCACCTGTACCATCTCCAATAATATCAACCTCTCGACCTACAATATTTTGTGAATAACCAAATCCTTGCTTATCTATGTAAACTTTTTTGATTTGATTATTGTTAATAGTAGAATCACCGTTTTCTCTAACAGATTGTATTTGAGTTTCTGATGAAGTTGGCCAACCACCAGGTACTGAAATATACTCTGTAGAATCAAATTTAATTATATCACTTGGAGGCACTGTAAAAAGATATTTCCAAATATATCCGTCACCACTTTCACCTGCTCTTGTAGGTTCAAGGTCTGTGAATAGTGGTTCATCTTGTGATGCGTTACCAGTTGTGCTAATTCCAGAGGAACCATTATCTATACAAATATAAACATCGAAGTTTTTATTCATTACATAATAGTTTGCAGCATATAATCTAGTTGAGTTTGTTACGGGAGATGGACTTGTTACACTGTAATCATGACGATACATTTCATATCTTGTTCCTTGTGTCCAGTTTCTTCTTGTTATTAACCTTCTTACGTTTGCACTTGTGACCTTTTTACCAAATATTTGAGTATCACCAGTGTGATTTATATAATTGATATTATCAGTTGGGTTTGGTGTATTTGTATTCCAAGTAGTTGTTCTACCAAAACCAACAGAAAGTGCTGGATTAGCGAGACCAACCACAACATAATATGAGTTTGCAGAATTATCTACTGTGTCTACAAAATTATTTGCATTTAGAATTCTAAATTGATCTGTTACAATAGCAGCCATATCATTAGCTTTTTTCTATATTTATACTACCCAAGATCCTTTCTTAATGAACCATTGTCCCTAAGACCGAAATCTCTTCTCTGGATGGATGGGTAAGTCGTTAAACCAGAGTCTATGGTTAATCCAGTTACTCCTATTGAAATTGGATTTACACCTCTAGTGAATCCTGAGAGTCTACCCCAAGAAAATCCACCAATGGCAGTTCCAAGTCCAACTGAAGTATCAATACCTGTTGTATTTACACCAGTCATTATGTTACATGTAATAATACCAACACCTGCATTGAATGCATTTACAAAGTAGATATTATCAACACATGTTGAACCAGTCGCAACGACTGTTCCGTTATCACTTACAACTGATGTAACTCCATGACCAACTTGTGTCTCAAATATGTATATAGGATAACCCACTTTTAAATCAGTTAATGTTGAATTAGGATTATTTGTCAAGTCAGCATTTAAAGTAAATTTAAGTGCAAGTGGATGCCCTATGCCATCTGTAACACCTATTCCAATTATATCACCATCAAATCCCTCAACTGTTGTAATGGTATCAATATCCTCCTTAATAGCATTTGGCAACGGTGCCAAAACTTGAGGGACAGCAGTAAACGTATAACCAAAACCAGGATTTGTAATTGTTGTTCCAGTTACAACACCGTTAGTAATTGATGCGGTTGCAGTTGCAGTTGTACCTACGCCAACACCAATTGCATGAGGAGCAGATATAGAAACTGTAATTGCAGAGCCAACATAACCACTACCACCATTTGTAATTGAAAGTGATGAAACTGTTCCAGCAGCTGATACAACTGCAGTGAAACCAGCTGCAACAGGATTAGTTGAACCAACAATTAATCCACCAACACTACCTACTACTAAACTTGAGAAGTCCTCTTCATAATTAAAGAACTTTGCGTTGTCAACATATAATTCAGTGCTAGTTGTTGTAATATCATCAATTATCCTTGCAGTTGGATAAACTTGTGATTCAATTGAATCTCTTGTTTTAAATACAATTTCACCATTTACTTTCTTATCAACTTTCTGTTTTGTCCAACTGAATGGTTTAAACGTTGTTTCATCAATGCCTTGTTGGGTATAAAGATTAGTTTCTACTTCATCTGATGCAGCTATTGCGTAAACTGTTCTTGTTGATTGAGTTTGGTCAACAATAAAATTATTTTTATATACTTGTAATATATCACCAGTTTTTATAGTTGGTGACACAGATGAACCTGCAGCAACTTGAACAGTATCAACACCACTTGTTCCTTTGTAGAAGAATATATCAATAACATCCTCTGGATCTGGTGGTTGAGAAAATTCAAATGAGGTACCACCCTCAAAAGTATAAGCATCACCAGGATCTTGAACTACACCATTAATGAATATGAGTAATAGAGCATCAAGATTAATAAGTGATGAGTCAGGTCTATCTTCATCAACTTCAAAACTAAGAAGATTTGCATTGAATAATAATGGGAATCTTACTCTTGTTCCATCTTGAAGATCCTTGATAGAATCAATATAATCAAACTCTCCAAAATTCCAAGATGAATATTGATCTCTGAATACATCAAGAACTGTTAATTCAAAATCACTAATAAGTGAAGATGTATTTAAAAATCTATCAGTGACTAATCCTACAGGTTTAAATACATCACCAACTTTAAAATTATAACCAGGATTTTCTAATTGGAAATTAGTTACTTCATATGATGTTGAACCTAAACCAACTGTTGTATTAGCAGCTCCTACCTCAATAGTGAGTGTTACACCAGTTCCTGTATCTGTAGTTGAACCTATACCTCTTCTTGATACACCAGTTATTGGTAAATTAGCATAAGATGGAGCAGAAACTTGAATTTGAGGTTGAGTATAACCAGTTCCAGCATTATTAATTGTAAATTTAAGTGCACCACCTGTGCCTGTATTTGTAATACCAACATTTACAGTAAATGTATTAGTTGTTGTCGCAGTAATTGCTAAAGTAGTATTATGTGCAGGATCTCCTCCTGCTGAACTTGGAGTAGGACCAGAACGTGGATATGCGTGATCAGTAGAGAAATTATCCTGTGCACATCTGAATACAAATGAATTTGTTGCAAGGCCAACTGTGTTACTTGTGGTTAAACCATGAGATGCTTTAGTGATAACTAAATTTCCAGTTGCTGGGTCATATGTCGCACCTGTAGGAGTAATAGGAGACCCTCCAGTAACAGTGACAGCATTAGTTGACGCACTTATGAAGACATGAGTATTAGAGACAACCTCTGCAGAAATGTCTGCACTTGAACCATTACCAGATAAATCAGTTACAGCAACAGAAACTGGATTACGGTATCCAGAACCAAACGTTAAGTCAGCAAGATATTCAAACGCAGTTCCAGAACCTACATATGCGTGAGTTACAGTGCTTGTTCCTACATTAGTAGTGAATGTAGTTGCTGATAATATGCCAGTTACACTAAATGATCTATCATTTGGAATGGTTAATGTTGGATTAAATGTTAAACCATCTAATCTGACAAACTCATTAATATTTCTAAATCCATGATTTGATGATGTAGTAATTTCAAGTTGACCAGTTGAATTATTAAATGATGCAGTGCTTATACCAAATGAGGAACCAGTGGTTGATAATCCAACTATACCTACAATTGAACCACTACCATTAGTAGTTGCCCTCACTTTTGCAGGAGCAAGGTTTGCAACACCAAGTCCACCAGTGGATCCCAATGAAACTATTACACCTCCTCTTGGAAGTTGGTTTTGATTGACATCAGAGTCAGAGATAATTCTAGTTCCATTTGCTGATGTTATTCCTGTAAATGTTACTTCACTTACACCACTTGTTTCTACAAATTCATAATTATTTCCTAAGTTATTAAATGTAGATGGTGTTTGGAATATTCCATTTAATAATAATATTGTGCTTCCAGTTTGTATACCTGCAGTGCTTGCACCACCAACCTTAACAGGAAGTGTAGCACCTATACCTGTGAAACTATCTGATATATCATCAAATATTGTGTTAGTGCTATAATCTTGTCTTAAATATACACGGCCATTAAACTTAGAACGAACAGGGTCTAAATTAGCTGGTGTTTTTTGTGTTGAGTTAGTTCCTCTTGGTGGATCTGTGAAATGAATTGTGCTATCAACAATATTATAACCTCCTGAAAACAATCTACTTGTTGCACCTACACTATGTCCAGTAGCAGCAGTTCCGATTGCACCCCTCTCAACAACAACTAAACTAACAGATCCTGATTCAGAAATAGGTCCTGATGTGGTAGTTCCTAAACCCACATTCGTTATCTTCATAAACTCATCATCTATCTTAATAATATCATTAGATGTTATTGATGATATTCCCGTAACACTAAATGTAGTGGTGCTATCAGTAATTGTGATGCCTAAACCTGTAGTTATAGGGGTAAATGCCATAGGAGATTGAATGACACCATCTATTGATAGTAATGCTTTTTCATTCTTCTTAAACATTTCAAACTCATGTGCATTACCAGTTCCAGTTCCAGTGAATGTAACTGCGATTCCAGCTAATGCATCAGGATGTGATTTTGATATTTTGAATGTATCTTTACTTAATCTTATCGCATAAACTTCTGAACCTAATGTTCCTCCAGCAGTTGCTATTCCAGATAATGATATACCTGTAAATGTAGAACCAGGTGTGTAAACTAATCTTTCACCAGTTTCAAAGAAATGATCCACTATAGTGAATATTCCTGTTGATGCATCTAATGTTGCTCCGTCTGATGGATTAAATTGTTTTTGGAATATTGGTCTAGTTCCACTTTGAAGAGTAAAACTTGTTTTATTTGATCTATTACCGTTTATAGCATCATATTGAGCTAGTGAGAGTGACTCAGTTACTGTTCCATATTGTAAGTCAAGTGGTAAATTTAATAAGTCAATATCTGTGTAGAAAGACTCAGTAAAAGTTTGTACTTGAACACTATTTGTTCCACCAGTATATAATGGATCAGGATGGAAATTAAGATTTAAATCATTACCAATTATTGTTGATGAGAAAGTACCAATACCAGATGTACTTCCGATTGATAAGAATGGATATTGAGTTATATGAGAATCAGTTGAATCATGAGCAACAAGAACTTGATGAAGAGCACTTGTTGAACCACTTGATACTCTTACAAAACCTTTTAAGGATGATATTTGATTTTCTGTGAATGATGCAATAGTGGATGATGTAGAAACATTTGAGAAATTAGATTCAAATTTAACAGTTCTCTCTGTACCATCAAGTTGACCAGGTAACTGGAATCTATAAGTGCTTATGCCAGCTGCAGTTGTTCCTATACCAATAATCCTTGATCTAACTAAAACCTCATTTGGTTGATCATTTTCAAATTGAAGTGATAAAACACCAGAATCTATACTTGATATAAATGTTCCTATAAAATTAGAAGTTGGACCGTCTTCAGTATCTGCATAAAATTCAGACATGAAGGTGTTTGTTCCATCATGAGTTAAATATAAATCAACAAAATTTGTTTTATCTGTGGTTACATCATTAACTTCAACTGATGCAAAGAAAGCATCGGTGTTTATAATGTTAGTTGATATTATATTTGAAGTTGTTGCTGTAGAAACAGTTGTATTAATTCCAGATAAATTTATGAATCCAATGGATTGAGTTCCGATACCTGTTAAATTAGTATTAAATGATGTTTCAAGAATCTTAAGATCATAATCATTATTGTCTGGATCATCTGGTGTAAATTTAAGATTAATATCTTGTGATGAATCTATTTCAGCAACTATCTCACCTAATTCAGATTCAGTGGTATGAATCTTAGCTCTTTCTGCTGTGAATACATCCTCATCATCTTTATATAAAATTATATCTGATATTTGAACATTACCAGTATTTGGATCTCTGACTTGAATTAAAAATGTTGCATAACGAGTGTTAATTGATAAATCAAGGAATTGTGATAGTGTTGAAGCAGTATTAGAAAATAAACCACTTATATCATCAATTTCTAAAACACGGTTTGTTCTACACTCAAGATATGGTGATAGTTTTGTATTTTTTAATTTTAAGAATTTAGATCTTCCTGTAACGGTGTCAATATCTAATGCAAAATCAAAATTGTTTATAGTATCAACTCGTTTTTGATCAATAAAATCTAAAGCTAGAGTATCTAAGAAACTTGATGTTGTAATACCTGCACTTGTAACTGATGATATACCAACGTCAGCAAAATTTTTCAATCCACTTGTATGAAGTAGTCTATTAACAGGATTTATTAAATCATCATATGTAATTGAACTCTTAACACTATAGGAAAGATTTTGATAATAATCATTATCAGGTGTAACTTGATAATCTTGATTTAATTTTCCTATATTATCAATCCAACCTTGGTCTTGACGTAAAGAATAACTGATTTCAAATAAACCTGCATTTTTTGATATTGTATTTACATTTGCAACATTACCAGTTACAAATCCTTTTATTAATTGTCCAGAGTTAAGATTAAACGCACCAGGAACTATTTCCTCTATCTTAATAAACTCATTTGTTGCCTCTGATATTTTTAATTCAACAGGTACATATGATGAACCTACAAATGCTAATAATTTTTCACCAATACTAAAGTTTGAAACTTTTTGTGTAACTTTAAATTTAGGATAATCACCTTTACTAATGATAACACCAAATGAATTTTGAGCAGTTTTAGCAACACCAGGATTAGTTGTAACAGAATTTAAATTAAACTCAACTATTGCAGGGTTTGAATTTGTTACAGAACTAACTTTAAAAAATTTGAAACCATTATCTGCTGAATTAAATCCATCACCACCAGTCAGTGTGCTATCTGTGTACTGCTGTAAACCTTCAACATATATTTCCTCATTAATACTAAATGGTGCTGTTGAAAATCCTAGAACAGGTGTTACTAGTGTGCAAGTAGCAATACCTGTTGATGGATTATATTGTAATTGACTTACTGTTGAACCATTACTATTGTTTATTGCAAATATTTCATGTGTGATTGACTGCAATCCTTTTGGTTCTACTATAATTTTAACATCACTCAATGAACTTCCAGTTATACTCGCACCAATAATCGCACCTGATTTATCTTCTTGACCAGTTAGAGGATTTACAATAACTAAATCTGGTAATGTTGTATAATTACGACCACCATCAATTACCTCTATATCTGAGATGGTATTTGAATTAATTACTGTGATAACAGGAGAAACAAATGCCTCTGGTTTCAAAGTTGGATCTGATGAATATTCAAAACCTGGATTTAGTATTCTAACATCATCTACTCTGTTTATTGTGGTTGAGTCTGGAAGTAAAGTTGCATTTACTCCTTGAGTAGATGCAATGCTTACAAATGATGGTAAACTATCATATCCTACTCCACCAAAATCAATATTTACTGTATTTACAGCACCCTTAGCTCTAGGTGATTTTGTAGAATATTTAAGAACACTAGTTTCAGTTGAGGCATAAGATAATTTTTCTGGAACCTCTGGGAGTGCTATACTGAAACTTGTATATGATGCACCAACAACTGGTGGTACATTAAATATCGGATATTGACCACTATATTTACTGTTTAAGTAATGTATTTTTGTGTAATTAATTACATCAGTATCAGATGTGCTTATAAAACCTGACTTTTTAATATTGTAGAATAAATTAGATGGATTATCAGGAGAATATCCAAGTGTTACGGTTGCAGTTGATGTTACACCAACTGTTCCAACACCAGTTACTTGTAAATTATTTGTATTTCCAACAGATACAAATTCATTTTTATAATCTTTGTCATAATAAATGTTAAAATCATAACCAGATAATGATGTGTGACCAACACCAAATACTAAATTATTATCTCTTAGTACAGATATGGGTGGATTAATTAATGAAAATTCATGATTACTTCCAGTTGCACCACCAGTTGAACTAAGTTCAATTATATTAATAGGATTACTTGTTACATCAGAATATGTTTCACCAAGTTTAAAATTATTATCATCAACCTTATAGACATAATATGATTCTTGATTTGATAATCCCTCTGTGACTGATGTTGAAATATACTGAACTTTATCACCTGTCTCTAAATTATGTTCAGTTAAATTAAAGTTGTTAGAAGCAGTTGTTACCCCACTAGATGAAATTATAATTGGATTTATTAAAAGAGTTTGAGTGTTTGAATCAAATCTTACATCTATTTTTGTTGAAGTTCCAATACCAACAGATTGATTAGGATTAACTGTTAAATTAATAACATCAGTGTCTACTAAATTATGTGATGTTGAAACTG